CAGGATGGATTTATCAACATGGAAAAAGTATGTAGTTCGAATGCGTTTTATTGGAGAAAGAATAATAAAACTCAAAAAGGAGAAAACCATGTCAACCAAAAAATCAATATTTCCGAAACTGCTTTATGTTCGTAGGGAATGCGAACGCGATGGCGAATATTATTTAATTTGTTACGAAACGCCACGTGAATGTGCCGATCTTGAAGAGGATCGCCTTGTAGCGATTTATGATTATGTTAAAGAAGGCAAAATTAAAATAATGGTATCGGGTTTGGATTAGAATCCTGAATGCGAGCGCGGGAAAGAGAAAAGGACTGTTCGGATGCCGGATTGGTCAATGTACAATGATGCAATCAAAACACGAACCCCGCGCTTTCATTCAGGCATTTTGAGGGAATATGAAAACAGAATATAAATATTTGCAATTCAGTGAATTGATCTCAACAGGTAAAACATCTAAATGGTCATGTCAAACTAAAAATGGATGTCATTCTTTGGGTAATATAAAATGGTATGGAGCATGGCGACAATATTGTTATTTCCCAGTAGTTCAGGCGGTTTATAGTGCAGGATGTTTGGATGATATTGCTGATTTTCTAAAACAATTAAATTCTATCAGGCATTAAAGGATTGAAATGATTTTTAAGATTAGAATAACTCATTATTTGACAATCGGAGTTGTAAGAATAGGCCGTTGGCATTGCGGGATTTGGAGTTTACAAAAATTTATTACATATTGGTCAAGAGAATATTGGTATGGTCCAATATATGTTATAATTCGCTTTAGGATAAATCATGATTTGGATTAATTTCAAAAAATGGAGTGTGTCATGTACTGACAAATATTGTTATACAAGAATCTATATAAAAAATAAATGGACACCATTTATATAAATATCAAAAAGAATTTATTATAATTTATAAAAGGAGATACATCATGAAAAAGCAAATTAAATGTATGGAGAGGGCAAACTGGAAACAACTCGGATTTTGGTTAATGTATGCTGCGGCGGTTATTCTGATTTTAATTGCAGCAGGAAAGGTGTTCGGTCAAACTCGGCATGAATTTGTGCGATCCGAAATTCCAAACGGGTTGAAAGTCTATTGGGACAGCACGGCATACACAAACGATGAAGTCTATTTTTCCATAGATGGATTAGTCCAACCTTATACATCGGATATAAATAAGTTCCACAAACGCATACCGGAAAGTCAATGGCCGGATTCTACAATTATTAAAATTAAAGCACTTGACTTAGCCGGCAATGAATCGGCATGGTCAGATCCGATAACTGTACTTATAAGAACTTTGGAAATACCGCCACAACCTGAAGGTATCACTGCCTGGGAATGTTCCGGCGGAGGTGTCGTTACTAATATGAATAATTTTGGGGCTGTCAATAGGAATGATTACGTTGAAATGCGTGGATACAATGATGAAATTTTGCGTACATGTTGGATAGACTTGACCGAACGAAATTTCCAGGCGGGACTATATGATTTTATCGTGGATTGTACGGCATGGACCAAAACAATGGGTTTGGGAATCAAAGTATTTCTTGAAATCAACGGTACAGAACACATCATCTGTGTCAATCCTAATTTGCCAATGGCAAAACTGCAAATAAATCTAAACGGATTGACCAAAATACGATTTGTTACAAGCGGAATGGATGTTAAACTTTACAGTATGCGAATACAACAAGCAGGCAAGACACTTGCCCAACCGACAGGGATTGGGATTATAAAATAAAAATCATAATTAGGAGAAATCATGATTATCAAAAAATGGAATGATAACTTTGATTTATGGTCATACGTCCATTGGATTGGTACAGCCTATCTAGCATCAACCGTGGGGATTTTAATGGCAATCTGTTTTGCTGTAGGATGGGAATTATTAGATTGGATTTGGTCATGGGATTTTTTTCGGTATCGCAAGATAGTAAATAAATCTTGGTTTAAAATAGCAAAATTAATTAACCGAGTTTTTGATAATCGCGGTGCATCTTATGGTGATTTGCTTATGGATGGTTTAGGTGTCTTTACTTGGTATGCCCATACGCATGTGGGATGGGTGCTGGCTTTGGGGATAGCCGCGGTAGTTTTTGCGATCGTTGAAATGAGCAGAAAAGAATAAAACAAAAATTATTCTTGACAATCTAATTTTAAATCTTATATTTCAATTAATGAGAATCTCTAAATCTAATTGTAAATTGGTTTGGCATACTGAAAAACGTAATATAAATGATTTGATTTTTTATGAACGAAACCCGCGCCGGCTGACGGATAAACAAGCAGAGAAACTTAAAGAAAGTCTTGAAAAGTTTGATCTTGTTGAGATACCGGCTATTGATACGGACGGGAAAATAATAGCTGGGCATATGCGGGTAAATATCATGCGTTTGCTTGGACGGGATCAAATTAAAATATACAATATGGCTAAATAAAAATCATAAAGGAGTAAGATGGTTTTTGATTGCTGGGTTACCGACAGAAACAAATGATGATTGGTTGGAGTTAAGAGACGTTATATTAGAATGGAAAAAACGATGTGCAAAGGGTGTTTTGGGGTTATCATTTACTGCATGGCAACCAGAACCTTCAACTCCTTTAGCAACTTTTCCACTAAATGATAGTTATTATGAATATTACAAACAATTTACCGATTGGTTTTTTAATGGTGTCGGGTTTTCAAATAGAATTAAAATAATGGATCCGGCATGTCCAAAAACAAGACTAGAATCCGCAATGTGTCGTATGGGTTTGAGTGAGAGGGAATTAAAAACTGTTCACGATTGGGGTCCAAATAAATATGTCCAAAAAAGATTTAAACGAAAACATGTAAGAAGTTGGATGAAGCATTAAAATCAAATAGGTTTTTATAAATGCAAAAAAATGTAAAACCAAAAGCAAAACCAAGAGGAAAACCCTTTCAACCAGGGAGACCCCCTGGCCCAGGTCGGCCAAAAGGAAGTCTATCGGGGCGTTCCCAGGCATTGGCTATATTGGATGAAGTCTATAAGGAAGTCAAAGTCAAGGAAGCCTTAAAAAAAGCAATAAGGGAAAAGGCATTGGCTAATCCTCTTGGGACTTTTATGAAGATCGTCGTTCCGCTTTTGCCGAAAGAAGCAACAATTGATATTCCAGAAAGCACGACCATTAATGTTATATTCAGAAAAAATGGGAATGGCAATGAAGTTCGTTGATAAAATATATGACATGAATGATTATCAGGGATATTTTAGCGATTGCACAGCAAAACATCGTGCTTATTTTTCTGAATTCCAATCGGGAAAAACTACAATCGCAAGTGGTGATTTGATAGTAAACTGTAAACAATTCCCTGGAATTCAAGCCGCCGTTATTCGAAATATTAATTATGACATGCTTTCTTCGACTCTTCCCAATTTTAAAGAAATTTATGATTGGGATTTAACAGGTGATAGTTTCAATAAAACACATAAAATCCTTGAATTTAAAAATGGTTCGAGGATTTTATTTATCGCGTTGGACCGCCCGGATGACGTCCGGAAATTGAAAAACATCCGGCTTGGATATGTTATGATAGACCAAGCCGAAGAAATAGTCAAGGATGTTTTTGATATGGCTACCGGAAGACTTTCGAAAGAACCGAATAAGTCAGTATGTATTGGAAATTTCGAGGGCAAAGGATGGTATTGGTATATGTTTTTTGCCAATCCGCTCACAATAGGGACAGGAACGTTTAAAGGCAAGACACGGGATTATGGAATTTTTTATGGTGAAGATAAGGAGCATATAGGTTTCTGGCCGCCGCCGTTTTTAAACGAATCAAATATCCGGACCGGATATTACGATGAACTGATTGCGGATCATAGCTCTGATTGGGTAGATAAATATGTATACGGTCTTCCTACGGGCAATGCCGGCTTGGTCCATAAAGATTATGATGAAAATCGGCATTTGATTCGGGCAACCGAATATTTTGAAGTTCCCAAACATATCTCATGGGAAAATTACGAAGGTATGGACTACGGTATTGCGAGTCCCACAGCCTGGCTCTTTGTGGTTTATGATCGCACAACCGATATAATTTATTTTCTGGATGAACACTATGAAGCCAATCAAAACATCGGATACCACGGACCGAAAGTCAAATCAATGCGTTCGGTTTATGGCAATCCGATTTTGAGTGTGGGATGTCCCAAGGCTTTTCAGACCGAAAAAGACGGACGCACGCCGGCGGATGAATACCGTTCCAAATATCAGATCAATCTCACGCAATATCCGATAGGTATAGAGGCGCGGGTTGAAATTGTCAATCGCCGATTTAAACAAAACAAAATCAAAATATTTGATCGGTGTCAATTCCTGCGCCGGCAAATTGAAGGGATCACTTGGAAAAATCTGGAGAAAGAGGAAAACCACGCACTTGAAGCATTTCATCGGATTGTTGCACGAATAGATTCGACGAGTATACGGATTCGTCTTGACACTCCAAAAAATGAGATTAAGATGCGGCGGGTACGACCGATTACAGCCGGAATGATGAGGATGCAATCCTGATGCCTGCAAAAAAGAAAATAGAACAGCCGGCGCCCGAAGTCAAAGAACGCGGTGCAACCGGCACACTTTTAATCGGCGGCAGATTTTCGAAAGAGGAATTTAATCTTGAACTTCGCGATTCAAAGGCGATCGAAACTTTTGATAAAATGCGCCGAACAGATGCACAAGTCAATGCTACTTTGTTGGCTATTGAGTTACCGATTCTTTCGGCAATTTGGCAGATAGACGCGGCCTCGGATGATTTGACAGATCAAGAGATTAAGGATTTTGTCGAACTGAATCTTTTCAAAAACAAGAATTTTACATGGTCATTCATTCTTAGACATATCCTTAAATACTTACAGTTTGGTCATTACGTTTTTGAAAAAGTTTGGGAACAAAGAGATGGGAAGTTCTTCATCAAAAAACTTGCTCCACGAAAACCGGTTACTATACAAGAATGGATAAGGTGGAGTGATCCGGGCGATGCAAAATATGGTACCCTCAAAGAAATAAAGCAGTTTGCTTATACTCCAAAAAACACTTACGAAACTTTGATAATTCCAAACGAATATTTATTATTATTTACAAATGATCAAGAAGGCGATAACTACGTCGGCAAGTCTATTTTAAGAACGGTTTATCGAAATTGGTTGGCAAAAGACAAATTAATTAAAATCGATGCAATCAAGCATGAACGTCAAGGGTTAGGTGTACCTTTAATAACTTTACCGCAAGGGGCAACCAAAGAAGATCAAGATGCAGCTGAAGATGTTTGTGAAACATTTCGAGCACATGAAAAAGGATATGTGATTCTTCCGGATGGGTGGAAGTTTGAAGTTGCGGATATGAAAGCCTCTAATACGTCAAATGTCATGGAGTCTATTCGTTGGCATAATTCAGAGATAACCGGAAATATTCTCGGCCAATTCCTTGATCTTGGAAAGACAGAAACGGGATCCCGCGCAGTGGCAGGTGAATTGAAAGATATTTTTCTCTTGTCGATTATGAGTGTGGCAAAATATGTCGAAGACATTTTTAATGAGGGAAGTGAAAGTCGTCAAATGATTCGGGAATTGGTTGATTTAAACTTCTCCGGTGTGACGGAATATCCGAAACTTAGAGTGTCTAAGATCAAGAGTATTGATTATCAAATTGTATCGGCAGCTCTCGCAAGTCTTGCCCAAGGCGGTCTGATAATGCCGGATCAAAATCTTGAAGAGTGGATTCGGGAGGCATTTGAGTTGCCAAAGAAAGAAGAGACTCAAACTCCGCAACCCAAACCGATCAATGTCAAAACAAAACCCGAAGGAAAACCAAATGAAAGATTGGCAGAGCTCTCTGAAACAACGCCGCCAAAAACGGCTGACACGAAAACAACAGGACAAGCGGAGGTTGTTTATTGGCGACCGCTCACGGAATTGGAAAACAAAATCCAACTCAAAGACATTGACTCCGAGATTCGAAAGAGGCGCGACGAACTCTTGAAAATCGGATTACGATACCGGATGGGGATGATCAAGGTGCTTGTTGAAAAAGGCACACAATTGCTTGCAAAGAAAGAATCGTTCAAAGATTTCGGAGATGCACTTGATGAATTTTGCAGACGTGATATGCCGATGATCGGAAAGATGGAAAATGAAATCTCAATTGAATTGAAAAGTCTTTGGATGTATTCCAAAAATAAAATTAAACAGGAGATTGCCGAACAAGGAATTAAGATGTCATCTCCATTGATTGACGATCCGGATGAAGGATTTAAAGCGATTCGAAAGATTGCAGATTTATCAGTTTCAACACTAGAAGATAAACTTTATTCAGTTTGGAAAAAAGAAATGATTCGGCAAAAAATCGTCGGACACATTGATACACGGAAGTTATCGGATATTCTTGTGGTTTTGTCAACCAATGATTTTAAGTCCGAGGTTTATGCGCGGGCAAGTGAAATATTCGGTCTGGCACGGGATTCGGAAGCGGCGCAGCATCAAAAGGAAATAGAAAAAATTATACGATCCGAGGTGATGGACGAAAATACATGTGACGAATGTGCACAGGTGGATGGGATGGAGTTTGATTTTGATTCGCCGGAATATGATTTATTCGCAGGCGGTGGGTATATTGATTGTGCAGGAACGTCTGATCGTTGCAGAGGAATGAACATCTACGAAATCGGAAAACCTGGAGGCGGAGAATAATGGACGGATTACAATTTCTTGGTGCTGGAATCGGATTTGCCGGGCTGTCAATTGCAACGGCTCAGGTTATTATTGTATCGATTAAAAATAAATCAAGTGGAAAATATGTAAAAACTGATATTTGCGATGAACGAACACAAGGATTTTCAAAAGAGATAGGACAATTTCGATCCGAGATGAGTTCACGACTGGAACGGATTGAAGGAATACTTATGAGAAAAAAATGACAGACGAAGCCAAAAAATTAATTGATGTAGTGATTTCAATGGAAGGCGGGTATGTCAATGACCCGAACGACCCGGGTGGAGAAACGAACTTTGGGATTTCGAAAAGGTCATATCCGAATTTGATCATTGCCAAATTGACCCCACAAGACGCGGCGAATATTTATTTTTCGGATTATTACATGCCTTTGAAATGCCGTGAATTGCCGAACAATTTAGCGATGCATGTTTTGGATCATGGAGTGAATGCAGGACTCGGATCGGCAAGTGCAATACTTTCTGAGACGCAAAAACGTAGCGAAGGCATAGTCCCTGGAGGCATTGAATTCGCTTGTTTATTTTATGCAGATCGCCGGAAAAGATATTATCGAATGATTTCGGGCGGAAAGATGGAACGATATCTTAGGGGGTGGCTGACACGGGTGGATCGGGTGCAAGATTTAATTGAAAGCGGAATATTGAGATGACAGATAATTTAAAAATACCGAATGAAATTCGAAAAGAAGCGGAAAAAATTCCGAATAGCAAACCGCGTTTACCAAACATAGATGGTGCAGTCGGTCGGTTGATCGGAAAACTTGAAGAAAAAAAACTCAAACCAGTCAAAGTCCATTGGTATGATCGATTGTGGGCGTGGACATCTGGCAAAAAGACAATCACGGGTATATTATTAATGGTCGGAGGCGGTCTACTTTGTGTTGGTCCGGGAACACAAGTGATCGGATATAAGTTACTTGGGGAAGGTATATTTGCTTTGGGTACGAGCATGGCCGGCGTGGGAATAACAAGTAAGATTCAAAAAATAAACGATCCTGAAGCCGGTCAATCAGTAAAGACGGATTTTCTTTCATTGGTTATTCAGTTTTTAAAAAAACTTTTAGAATTTATCACTAAAGCCAAATAGGCAAGGAGTACAAAATGCAATCCACCAAAAACACAATCACAAATATCGCCGCACTCGTCATCGTTATCGCTACGGCAATCAAAGAAGGCATTGCAGCTGCTACTGGGGATATAATAAACTGGTTGAATATCGCTGTAGCTATTGTGATTGCTATCATTGGTTGGTACACCGGGAAACCAGCAAAATAACTCAGGAACAAGAGGGATCTCCCTTTTCTCTCCTGAAGGTGGGGTGGTTCTCTTGGACTTACCACCCCACCATTAAAAATGGAGGCATAATATGCCTTGGAAAATAGAAGATGTTGACAAACATCAATCCGGTCTTGGGGATGAACAGAAAAAAAAGTGGGTTACGATTGCAAACAGCGCACTTATATCCTGCATGAAAGATGGAAAAGATGAAGAAAAATGTGCAGGATATGCCATACGTGTAGCTAATGCACAGTTTGAGACAAAGAATGCCACGGAATATTTTCTCGCACTCTCTGATCCCGGAACAGGACTTGTCGAAGTAAAATTGCTTTATCCGCCGATGGAAAAAGATATTTTCAAACATTCTGCCTATGGTGCATTCCCGGTGACTGAGGAACAGATCGATGAAGCGGTAAAGAATTTTTCCTTAGGTATCGGCGCGCTTAAAGACGAAACCGGACAATGGGTGATCCCCGGAAGTTATGAACATCCGCCAGCAGGAGAATCCGATCCTGAAAAAGTAAAAGCATCAGGCAGAATAGAGAAACTTTTCAAACGCGACAATGCACTTTGGGCTTCGATAAATTTTACAGATAAGGCGCGGGAATATATTAATAAAAAAGAAATAAACTGGTTATCACCTGTCTTTAAGGAAAACTGGGCGGATGAAAACGGAATCAATCATGGATTTACAATCCGGGGATTTGGATTGACAAACGTTCCCTTCTTGAAAAAAGGAGTGGTTGCGATATCCTTGACCGATGGAGAAGTGTTACTGGCCGAATGGGATACCGCATACATAAACAATTTACCGGACAGTTCTTTCGCCGTGATCGAATCCGGTGGAACAAAAGACGACACCGGAAAAACCATGCCTCGGTCATTGAGGCATTTACCATACAAAGACAAAGACGGAAAGGTTGATTTACCACATTTACGGAATGCATTAGCGAGATTATCACAAACTAAATTAAGCCCGGAACTCAAGAAAAAAGCGGAAAATATCTTGACCAAGGCCGCGCAGAATGCCGGGGTGGGTGAACAACAACAAGGAGGAACAAACATGAAAGAAATCAGAGAACTCCTGAAACTCAAGGAAGACGACGACCTCCTGGGCGCGGTGAAGACCTTAACCGAAACAGCCGGGAAAATCGGAGACATCGAAAAACAATTGAAAGACATCGAGACCGAGAACAAATCCTTGAAAGACCAAAAGGAAATCGTCGAAAAGGAAAACAAGGAACTCAAAGAAAAAAGTGTGAAAGACACGGAAATCAAATTGACCAGGAAAGACTACGATACACTTATTGAAGGTTCCAAGATTGCCCTTGATCTCAGGAAAAAAATCGAATTGAAGGAAATCACCGATTTGGTTGATGGTGCACTCAAAGAAGGCAAGATGGTTCCTGCCCAAAAAGATGCAACCATCAAATTGGCATTGGTAGACCGAGAAGCCGTCGAGAAAATGCTGAAAGATGCAAAGACGGTGATTGAATTCAAGGAAAAAGGTTCGGGCGGTGACGGAATGAATGATCCGAAAATCATACTTTACGAACGAATCAAGAAAATGGCTAAGGATGAAAAGATTTTGTTTACCGAAGCCAAACGTGAACTCAAACTCAAAGAACCTGCCATGTTCGAGGAGGCGGGTTATTAAGGAGGTATAAATGAGTAATGTACCAAGGGCGCCGTTTACATCGGCGTCTTTTACTACGCAAGCCGACCTTTCGACAAAATTATATTGCGCGGGCGTTCTCTCTTCGGGATTGATTATCGCCGCCTCATTGACTAAAGGCCAACAAGTAAACGGCATTATCCAGGAGAAAGTCAAAGGAACATCAACGGATGAGAAAACCGTCCAACTTGCAATTTCCGGGATTTGTCGAGGCCGTGCCGGCGGAAATATCAGCGAAGGCAATAATGTCGTCGTTGATACCGACGGGGAACTCATCGCCGACGATGCCGCTTCGCAATTTGTGGTTGGCACTGCATTGCAGTCGGCTGTTGATCAAGATATTTTCGCCCTGAAACTCGTACTCGCACCTACAGTGACGTCTTAAAGGAGGCCGCCTATGTTATCAAGACATGAAATGTTTCAGACGGATCCTTATTTGACGAACCTGTCGATTGAATATGCGAACCGTCCGGATGCCTATATCGCGGCACAAGCCCTGCCGTCAATAAATACGGAAGGCAAGAAAACGGGCATTTATCGAAGATTCAAAAGAGGCAATATGTTCCGCAAGTATGACGATGCGAAAGCGCGTCTTGCTTTGTCAAGTCAGGTTCATGTCGAGATGGATACCGATGGGACGTTTGCCTGTGTGCGTCGTGCGCTTCACGACGGAATCGATCAGGAAGATGCAAAGGAATTCATGAGCCAGGGGTTGGACCTTGTGGAACTGGCCGTGCGCGTTGTGACCGATGCAATTCTTTTGGGTCGTGAATATCGGGTGGCTGCGCTCCTGACCAGTTCATCCGTATTAACAAACTACGTTGCTTTGGTTGCTGCGGATCGATGGGACAATTTTACCTCCTCCAGTTCCGATCCGTTTGATGATGTGGAACTCATGCGGAACAGTATTCATAGCACGACTGGTGCCGAAATGAATCGTATATTTATGGGGCGTCAGGTTTATAACAAACTGAAACTGCATCCCTATGTCATCGACCGGATCAAATACACGATGAACATCAGGGAAGGTAAGGTCACTCCCGATTTGTTGGCCGCAGCGTTTGATGTGGAAAAAGTTTTTATCGGGAATCCACTCTATCAGACGACCAAGGAAGGCCAGACGGAAACCCTCGGATATATCTGGGGAAAGAACGTCATCGGTGCTTACATCGATCCCGCCCCGACAAATCGAAGTCATACACTCGGACTCAGACCGTCGATCTATGGATCGGATGCAGTGCAAATGAGGCAATGGGTGAATGAGGATGTCGAAGGAACCTACGTTGAAGGTAAAATCAACGAAGACGAAATCATCATCGATGCAAATTGCGGATATCTTCTACAAACCGTTGTCTCATAATTGAATCAAACAGGGGGGAGTTTCTCTCCCCTGTTTTTTAACAAGGAGGAACGATGAAGTATAAAGTTCTGAAAAACATTCTGGCGCCGCGTCCTATTATCGAAGGTGACGGCGGAACGCGGGGAATATCGAGAGGTGAATCGGCTGAAATATACTGGCCGGGAGCCCTCATCGATATTCCCGAAGACAAAGTCCTAGAACAGGAAGGATTTGTCGAGAAAGTTTCCGATAAATCAGAAAAAAAGAAAGGAGACGACAAATGAAAAAACTAATCATTCTTTTATCATGCATCTTTGCCTGTGTGTTGATTGCGCAACCGCAGATCGAACGGAGACCGTGGATATTTGGAAATACGGTCTATTTTGAAAAAACACTTGAATTGACCGGGGTACAAAGTCTGGATGCATCCGGTGATCGTGGAATCAATCTGTCAATGACTCAAATTTCCACAACTGCGTTGACCGGAACACTGGACGGAATCTATGTTCGTGCAACTGGTGGGGATGCCGGAGGTGCAGGGACAGTTCGAGGCATTGAATCGGGTGCGCGAGTGACTGATGCTTCCGGGAATATTGCCTCAGTTGTAACAGGTGGATATTTTTGGGCGGATGCAAAGACACGAACGGCTACCACACTTCGAGGTCTGGAAGTTTCTCTTGATGGTGGTGCCGGCGGAACGTCTACATTAGCGGTAGGAATTGAAATATTTAATAATTCTTCCGGCACGCAGACGGCATCCTACGCCGTTGATATTAATGAAGGCTCACCATCCGGACGTAAGGCATTCACGGCTGATTTTCGCGGACAATATGGCGAAACAATCAGCAATGCCACGGACAATCAATGGAGTATTAATGCAACGGTCTTAAAACAACCTTATGATGCAGCGGCCTATTGGACATCCACGGTGGCGGATGCCGGCGGAGTGACATTTGACGATGTCAGTGATGGAACGGCACGATTCATATTTTCGGATCCAATTATTGGTGCTGATATCGCACATTCACTATTTATTGGCAGGGATGTGGATGCTTCCGGAAGTGCTATCCCATTGAGTGGAGCAGGCAGTTGGGATTTAGCGCAAGGTGTTGGAATTTATGGCGACGATGGCATTCTGACAACATTATCCGGATATACGGAGGTCATGACCGTTAGACGATTGGTCACGGCTGCTGTCACTGGGAATGCCGACGTATCAACTTGTGCATTACATACCGATTTGGCATTGAATGCGAATTACGATGGTGTTGGAGGTTTGAGTTCCATCTGGGGCAATACCATAATATATGCCAGCAAAAGTGTGGACTTAACCGGAAGTTTGGGTGACGTCAGTGGTGGCAGTTTCGGCATCGATATCAAGGGTACACTCGCGACCACGACCCACGCTGCCGGCGTATCGGTCGGTGTAGGTGGTTCCGGAACAAAAAATGGCATCCTTTGTGGTTACAGAATACGAGGAGCAACAGGAACGGTTGACTGGGATGGTATTCTTTCAATCGAAGATGGTGATGGAAGTTGGACAAACATGACACAGGCAGCCGCTTCGGAAACTGCAACAATGTCAAACGGTCCAACCGGAACTTCTGGGAATCCCGATTATTGGCTCAAAATATATATCGGTGAGACTATTTATGTTTTTCCGGTGTGGAGTATTTAATCCACGGGAGACATCATAGAATTATCCGAAATAAATCAATCTGCAAAAATAATCAGGGAAGGTGTCGAAATCTTTGAACTTACAGAAGATCAACGTTTGATAATCAAAATAAGCGATGAACAAAAATTGAACGCGAAAGTCCCAAATCATAAGAAATGGAATATCACGGTTCAGGTTTCGATCACTGAAACAGACTTATAAAATGGTGGAGTGGAATTTCCCATCTTAATTTAAAAGGGAGAACGTAATGAAATCTACAATAAAATTCGGCATTGCGATTCTGGTGATTCTGATGATTTTTTTCTTAATTTCTGTTTTCGCTCAGAATCGCGCGGATGATCCTCAAAAGGTCAAGGATGCGATGGTCAATTATGTCCTGTATTCGCAGGACTTGGAAAAGGCGAATAAACAATTGACTGACCTGTTGAACAAATTCGGGGCGGATGTGAAAGCCGTGAAAACGATCGCTCAGTTGGATTCCGTGAAAAAAGTTTACGGAATAGCCGAACCTGAAAAAATGGAGAAACCAAAAGGCAAATAATGTATCCATTCTGCGAAATTGGGGATGTCCAGGCGCTGAATTCACATCGCCCCACTTATGCGACGACTTCGAAACCCACCTTAATACAGATCGAGGGATTCGTGGATGAGATCGCGGCAAAACTTCGATCCGTCTGCGACGAGGCCGGTTACGATGTAACCAATTTTCACGAAGTCTCAGATATCGTGGCTCTCGCAATCGTGGCAGGATCAAACAAACAAGTGGTCGTGGTGGATGGGAGTCAGTTTGCCCTTGCGGATCAAATCCTTATTACGGGATTGGCATCCGGCGTAAGGAAATGGGAGATAGATACCATCAAGGCGATTTCTTTAAACACCTTGACAATAACCACGGTGGATAATTCCTACGATGCCGGGACGGTGACGATTTACGTTTTAAACGATGCATTGAGAATTCTTCGTGGTATTAACGCGCTTGGGGCATCTGCAATGGCTGAGGAGGCGGCATTTGCCGGAATTTCTCCGAACAAATCAGACCATGCCGAAACACTCTGGGCGCGATTCCGGGGATCCAAGGAAACACGGGACGGATTGTGGGCAATCAACAATATCGAAGGATTTCTCAGAGGTGCCACACTTACCACTGAGGCCATTGACCGAGCGACGATCAAGAGTTACGGATCCGAACATTCCGATGACGAAGATGTCGAGCCCACTTTCGAGATTGGCATGGATTTCTGATGCAGATAAGGATGTCATGGCCGAATACAAAGGAATGGGTCGCCGATATGGATCATTTCCATCGAGACCTATCCCTTAATGTTATGAAGGATGCCGCCGCGCAGATCGTGACTGATTTTTTTGTCGTCGAGAAAAAGTTATTTATGACCGGCGGCGGAACCGGGCAAAGCGGAACGTGGCCGCAGATTTCGGAAAAGTATCGGCAATGGAAACAAAAACACGGTCTCGGAAATTTCATCATGATTTCGAAGGGACTACTTTTTCGGAGTTTGACTTCGCAATCATCCGGAAACATTCGAACCGTGTCAAAAGTCGGGGATACCTGGAAAATCAATATCGGTTCCGATGTCAAATCAAAAGACGGTTTTGATTATCCTCTGCATTGGCAAAAAGGTGGTGGGATCAAGGGTAAGGTTGCCACGCGGAGAACCATCGATCCGACAATAAAGAATATCCATGAATGGATGCGAATCATACAAAGACACATGGTCAATTCAGCGCAGAAATGGAATAAGGTAATCGACAAAGTGACGGTAAATCCGCCGCCGACACTTGAAAGGAATTGGACAATATAAGATGGGTTGGTTGGCCGGATATTCATTCAAAAAAATGGTTTTGCTTCCCGCAATGACAGCAGACCAAATAAATCTCAATTATGAGATTCAAGTCGCATGGCAGAGCGGTATGAATGCGGATTTTTCAGATATTCGATTCACGGATTCCGATGAAGAAACTTTGCTTTATCAATATCGAGACAGATATACCGCTTCAACGATTGCGTATTTTTGGATCAAGGTTCCATCAATCTTACTCGCGGGAAAAACCATTTATATGTATTTTGGGAATTCCAGTGCGGCGGATGTTTCGGATGGAGTGAATACTTTTTCATTTTTTGATGATTTTTCTGGAGATTTATCGAAGTGGACTTGTTTTTTCACGACGATCGTTGACGGAAAAATGGAAATTGCAGGCGATTCGAGCAGGGCAAAAAATATAGGTACCTGGGGAAATGGTTATGGAACAAGATTCAGTATGGCGGTAATTAAGGGAAATATGGCTTATAATCAACCAGAGAGATATGCAGGATGGGGTAATTTTGTCGATGGAATCTGGGCATCATATTATTTCATAGTTAACAGTGCATTCGCGTGGAAAGCAAATTTTGTATCTCCCACTGATAATCAATCTTATGCAGCAACGGCATGTAATGAAAATTATGATATATATCAAATAGATAAAATAACATCCAAAAAGATTAAAACATATTTTAATTATGTTTTGGAAAAAGAATTCATATCGGAAAGTACGATCAATACTTCAGATAGTTGTAAGATAATATCATTCCGCCATTATACGACTTCATACCCTTCGGGATACAAAATGAAAGTGGATTGGATATATATTTATAAACTCCCACAGGACGGAACCATTATCGATATTCTTATCCCGGGAACTGATACATATCTCAGTAAAATAAATCGCGAACGTAAAATTGCATATGAACAAACAAATTCGATTTGGGGAACGGCCGTTGCTCCCGGATCAGGCGATCAAATACTTGTTAAAGATTTGCGTGGATTGATTGAAGGCAGGGAAATTCTTTTTAATAAAGCTTCCGGCTATGCCTGGAATGAAGCGTTTGAACTTGGCAGAAAATTAATCGAGCCGGAAATTGAAGCGCAACTCAGATATTCGGGCAGACAGTGGTCATTCGTCGCTCAGTTGATGGGATTGGATTCATTAGCCGGCGCCGATCCTTACGAACACAAAATGATTTTACTTGACCAGATTGATGGGTCTGATTTATTCGGATCTCTTTATGCCGTTCTTGGAATGACCACGGTAGGATTGAGATTTGAATGGCCGTCGGTTAAGCCAAAAAAGATTTCCATTTTCGGACCTGATGAACATGGTTACGTTTCGATAATTGCCGGAATGATTGCGGATCATCTCAAATATGGTTCAGATTGCGCGTTTACGATTTCGGATATGTCTTCGGTGACTCATTTGCAACTCAATGGTGGACTTCCTCCGGCGATTCCGTTCGGATGCCTTAGATTCAGGGCAAATAATTTTGCAGATTCCGCACTCGGATCAAATGATATAATTCCCGTTAAAAAATTTCAAATCGATTTGGAGCGCAGATACGGACAGGAATTTACAGGACAGGGATCGGTTAATTTAAAATGGTCATCTGCGGAACCCATCGAAAGCGGGATACCAATACAAAAATTAACCATCGATTTGGGCGATCTGGCTTTTGCATGGCTCGAAAGTTTCCAGGACGAAACGATTAAAAAGGCGGATTTATATTTTCAACTTGATGCAAATTATAATTTATTAATACAATATCCGGCATTGAAAGTCGAAAAAAGCGAACCGACAATCGTCGGAGATCAACGAATCGGCCAACGAATCGAGATGTTGCCGATGAAAGTCTCCGCCGCGCCGGACGGAATGTCTTGCACAAATTGGCAGATTATACTCAATGATGCCAATGGGACGGCTTACGAATGACACAAGTCGGAAAATTTATCGAACCTGTTATCTTACAGATCAAGGCGATTCTGTCGGACGCCACAACAGGAATAAATTCGAAATGCGATATAATTGATACCGAATACTCATTGGATTTTATACTTGACGATATAAAAACTTACGCAGTGGGGGAGAGATATGTTTTCGATGCGGGTGAACTTCCGGCGCTTGTGATTTGGCCGGAATCGGACAGCGGCGGCGAATATACGAATGAAACGTTGTTCATCGAAAGCCGGCTCACGATTTGGATAGTATGCATGGATGACGATCAAGAGCGACTCAATAAAAGACTCTGGCGATATCAGGATGCGATAATCAGGACTATCAAGGCAACCGACAATCTTAATTTCCAGGTTGATATCTGCATATTTGCGGGATTGAGATTTGATTCGCCTTGGGTGGGCATGGAACAGAACGTTTACGTGGATGCCGCCGGGGTCATGTTTAACATTAATCATGAGGAGAAAGTCACATGAAAATAGGCATAGCAAAAGACAATTACGGGATTTTTCCGGGCGATCAATACGCTCCGGTGAATCCTAAAGACGGGAAATGCATAATCAAGGATCACGAATATATCGTGCCTGAAGGTTATGATTTTGATTCAAAGGATGCTTTATTCCGTCCAAAAAAGAAGGAGAAATAATTATGGCAGCGTCAATAACTTCGAAATCGGCAATTTTGGCTTACGAACAAACCACGAGTACGTGGGGAAACATCGTCGTGCCAACGATAGGTGATATGATTCTGGCGGAAAATTTCGGACCATTGGTTGATCCGCGTGAAGTCGTGCCGGATCCGGCGGCGGGATATGCTTGGTATGAAGTCATCAAAAATGCCCGAAAGAACGTGCGGCCTGAAATCAATATGATTGCACGATATTCGGGCAGGATGTGGTCATTCCTTGCACAGCTCATGGGACTTGACTCAAAATCAGGATCAGGCGATCCTTATATACACGAAATAAGTCTTTTGGATGCGATTGACGGATCGGATATGTTTGGATCGTTGGCCGGCCAGTTAGGTCCGGCGGCGGGCGAATTGCTTTTTGAATATCCTGCCGTTAAACCGATAGGGATCACATTCGAAGGTCCGGACGGTCAAGGGTATATGCGATTGATTATACGCACAATCTGTAACGCCATGAGAATGGGTGCGGACTGTACGGTTACAACTGCAAACATTGACGCGGTGACACATATGCAGATTTCTTCGGCACTCCCGGCTCAGGTTCCGTTCGGCGCTTTAAGACTTCGCCTGAATTGGGTTGCCGGCGCGCTTTCGGCAAGTGATAACCTGGCGGTTAAAAAAGTGTCGTTTGTTTTTGATCGTGGGTTTGATGCGGAATGGGCCTCACGCAATGCGCAGGCGAATGAGTGGGAGTCCGCCGAACCGATTGAAAATGGAATCCCGAAACAATCGCTCGAAATCGAACTCGGAGACTTGAATGCCTTGACATACCTGGAAGCTTTCCAGGATGAAACGGAAGCAAAGGCGGAATTGTTCTGGTCACTCGATGCAAACCATGATATCAAAATCGAAATACCGAGAATGCGTCTTGACGTGCCGGATGCGAATATCTCAGGTCAAGGCAGAATACCTCAAACGTTGAAATTCATGCCAATGAAAGCGTCGGCGGCGCCCACGGGAATGACCTGTACAAATTGGCAGATTACAATCAGAGATCCTAACGCAGTGGCTTACGAATAAAAATAAGGGAGAAGGGAATGCTTGACGTCAAAAAATTGCTTGATGAATCCAATATGATTTGGGTTGATTATGCAAAAGGTGAAAGTTATCAAATCCGATTTATCACGGATGAACGGGTTCGACTCGAATTTTCGCGCGAAAAGAAACTCGAAAAAGAAACCAAGATTGAAGCGGACTCGAACGATCTCATGATAAAAATTGCATGTCTGGCCGTGAATGATTGGAAAGGAATCACGGCAAATAAAGAACCCTATCCATGCACCGAGGAAAATAAAAAAATAATATTCTCAAAATTTAATAATCGAGTACTTTTCATTTGGGCAAGATGCAAAGAGGAAAGTCTTTTTCTGGGCGAGGAACTGGAGGAAGACCTAAAAAACTGACAACCTTCCTTGAACATAGACTTGATAAACCGTGGGAAACGAAACAATATTATGAGAAATTGGTCAAGGAAGGGCACAGAAATTTAAAAATCCCACGATTGCCGGAATTGAACGAACGGAATATTATCGCACTTGAAATTTATAATCTTACGAAAATCATGCCGATTGATTTCGAGAAGGCGGCGGATGTCATGGGAATTGAATTATCACAAACAGACAGATATTTTATATTTCAGAAATTGATTTCAATCGAACACACGATCAACGAATATTATCGAAAAAAAATGGACGACGAAAAACAGTCATGGCGATAGAACTTAAAATTGAAGTCAAAGACGACGGATCCAAGACTATCAAAAAATTTACGGATGATACAAAAAAGTCCATCCAGGACGTGACTAAGGCTACTGGAGATATGGGAAAACAGACCTCTAGTACCGTCGGCGGGATGATTAATAATTTTAAGAATATCAAGACCGAATATCTTGCTTTTGCCGGAGCGGTAGGTGTTGGTGTAGCGGCGGTGAATAAAGTTGTAGGTGAAATTCGGGAAGCAATCATAGAATCCATAAATTATCAACATGAAATTGAGGAAATTTCTTATGCACTCGGATTTAACACTAAAACCACTCAGGCACTCGATTATGTGATGAAGGCATCCGGTAAAACCGTGGAATCTGCAACCCGAGGGTTCTCTATTTTTTACGGAAATATCTCGGAAGCGTATAAAGGCGAGGGTGATGCGGTCGAAATTTTCAAAAGATTGAATATCGAAATCAAGGATCAATTCGGATATATGCGCGATGGTGAAGGCGTTGTTATGGATGCGATTCAGGCGCTTCATAACGAAACGAACGAAACACAACGCGCGATCGATGCGAAGAAACTTTTCGGGCGGGCATGGTTTAATTTGATCCCGGTCATCGAACAAGGAACCGACGGGCTTGAAAAAGTAACCGAGAAACTCGAAAAGATGGGTGTTCATGTCGATCCAAAAAAAGTCGAAGACTACATGAAAGCGGTAAACGATTTAAACACGGCTTTTTTAGGATTGAAAATGGGAATCGTCGAAGGACTTGTTAATCCATTATCAAAAGGCATGACAAAACTGAGTGAATTAGTTTCGTGGATCAATAGTAACAAGGAAATCATCGGAAAGGCTTTTCAGTATGGAACTTATCCGGGTCTGATTTATACTGGCGTGAAAGAATTATATGGCAAACCCGGCGAAACTAAAATTGCAAAACCATTTGAAACGTCGCCTGCTGCCATATTATCGAGAATCAAAGAACCTTTAAGACGCGGTCTTCCTGTTGAACTTCCTGAGATGGCCGACCCGGCGGAACTTGTTAAAACGGAAGAAGAGGCAAGAAAAAAACTCGGCGATTTATGGGATGCCGAACAAAAATCCAAATTGGACGGCTTAAAAGCACAAGCTGATATTAGGTTGAAAAATTTTACGGAAGAACAAAGACAGCTCGAAGACATCCAAAAATATAAAGACAAAAAACGCGACGTCTGGAATGAGGAACAAAAAAATGATTGGATGGCCGAAAGGGAACAAATGAATCAACGCCTCGAGGGCGCGACGCGAGTTGCGGATGCGTTGGCTTCGGGCATTGGTCAATCGATGGCGGACATATTCGTTCTCGGCCAAAGCGTCAATGAGGTTTTCGATCAACTCGGAAAAACGATAATGATTCGGGTTGTCGGAGCGTTGACCGAGGCTATTGCAAAGGCTTTGATTCTCAAATCACTCGGTTCGATTTTTGGAATTGCCACGGGTGGAATAGGATCATTGTTCACAAAATTTTTGGGTTTTGAACATGGTGGAATGGTTCCGGAATATCAGACTGGAGGGATTGTCGGAAGAAATTACTTCTCTCCAAAATTACCGAACAATGAAGTCTTAATCAGAGCGACTCCAGGCGAAGGTATTTTAACACGTGAAACTACAAAAAATCTTGGTGGTGGTCAGGCGATTGACCGGATGAATAAAAGTCGAGGATATGGAATGGATAGAAATCAAATCAATATTGTGGTAAATGCCGAAAAATTTGATGAAGATTTTTGCCGTAGTAAACTTATGCCTACGATGGATAGATTAAGCGCAAGATCAAGGCGATAATGTTTTTATCTAATGCAAATTTTGACACTTACAACGCACTTACGAATAAAAAACCCATCGTCGTGGTGCAATTTTCAGGTATTGCTACGTATTTCTGTTCCGGAACGTTTTTAGGAATCACGGCAAGTTATAAAAAATATCTCAGGAATATGAGTATCCGCCCGGCGAAGTTTGATCCATTGAAATTCAGAATTGAAGCTTCGGAATCGGATTTTGAAATTATCGACGATTCATCCGGCACTTTATTGACTTTAATAAATACTAATAATATGCTTGCGAAAGAATGCACGATCAAGATCGGATTTCAGGAACTGGCGATAACCGATTTCATCGAACTCGAAAAACAATATATAGATTTAATGATGTTTAGAACGTTCAAAATCATAAAATTTCATACAAAAGGAAAACTTGTTTTTGATCTTGTCAAAAATATCTTTTTAAAATATGGATTTGCTTCTCACGTCGGAAATGTGTCTGGAACCGACGATCATATCCATATTTATGATCACGAAGGGCGAAGATTCACGACAGCCGGAGCCGCGCCTTGGGGTGATGCCATAAATACTTGGCTCAGAATCGATTCACAATTTTTGGAATATGATAGTATCGTGGAAAGCGCCGAAATAGTTGATGGAATTCTGACCGACATCGTGAATATTGTTGGAACCGTAAATACAACACATGGACATAATGCTCCAGTCAAAGAAATATTCAAAATCCTTTCCTACGGTGGATTTACTTTTTTGATGAATCTTTTAACATCAACGAATAGCGGAACGAATGGGGATTGGGATACCGGCGCCGATGAATGGGGTATGGGGATATCCATAAGCAATTTCGATTTCAATCAAATACGAAATGAGATCGGAGGAGAAACTTCGAAATGGGGGGATACTGGAAATCCCTGGCACATGCGATGGTTGATTTATCCGGCTGATTTTGTGGACCAGATTGGAAATGGCGGAAGTGTATCGGTACAATTTCGAGGAATGACACCGACCGTAAAATATATTTATCCTGAATATACCGCAAAATTTTCTTCTGTCAATGCTCTTGACTGGATTGAACAAAATATTCTTCCACTTTATCCGGCGCATTTTATTATTACCGAACGCGGAAAAATCGGTCTCAAAGTTTGGGATGTCGGCGAATCCGGCGATTATATTGCCGAAATTGTCGAGGATGAAATCGTCTCAATTAATGACATTGAATTAATGGATCAAGAAAGTTGCATCACGCATGTTGTTCAAAATCGAAAAACAATCGAACAAGGAAACAATGAACAAACTTACGCCAAACGTTATCAATGTGATGCCTCGAATACGGCCTATGGTGAACGCAGACAACATACTGTCGGATATTGGGACACGGACAGCGAACCGTTGGTTTTTTATCAAAATCGAATGCTTGAACGAGTTTTTGGGAAATACGGAAATCCGCCGGTCAAAATTAAAATAAAAGTATTTCTGAAACACCAACTTTTGCAGGTAGGCGACAAGGTTGCCGTGACACATTCCAAACTTCCTATTATTTCCGCCGGGACTTACGGATGGACACAAAGGATTTGTGAAATATTGAATATTGAAAATAATTATGGGAGTGATAACGTTGTTGATTTGACTTTGATGGATTATAATGGAGTGGAATTCGCGGACGTACAGGATATTCATGTCTGGAATGAGGCGGCGTTAGACGTACAGGTGGGACTCGGAGAGGCACGAAAAATTTTACTTGAAGATGCGGCAAATGCCGCCGCACTTGATGCAAATGATGCTTTTCTTGATCAGACCATTTATTCGGCCACGCATGTGATGGTCAAATTCGAATTGACTTTGCCGGCGGCCGGTGGAGGTATTGACGACGCCTATATCACAGTGACCATCCACGTTCAAGATCCCGAAGGAACGGACATCAAACTACAGACCAAACGAATTTATTACGATGAGACAGCAAACGGAACACAAAAGACAGAACTTTACGTTTTGAATTTGAAAGATGAGGCTGGTTATCCATTGACTGCACAAAATATAAAACGAGTCAAATGCGATTGGACGGCACACTCCGGTGCGAATGCTCCTAGTGCCGTAGAAATGACAATGGTTAAATTCTGGAATTTCAAGGCGACGATTTCGAGCGAGACTATAAGATGAGTTATCCAAGATTACAATACAATTCGATCAATGTCGATTTCGATATTTGGTTCAATGAATTTTCCGTCCAAAGAAGCGAAAAAAAGAAAGAAAATGAAAGCGACGGAGGATCTATTGAGACCATCGATTTTTATGAACGATGGATCGTCAGGGCGGTCAAGGAAAGACTGAAAGCGGAACTTATTGATCAACTCGAAGAATTTTGGAGATATTGCAAAGGTGGGGCATCTTTTAAACTTTGGAAAGATCGATGTCTTGGATTATATTTGGCATTTGAAGGAAAAAGCCTCAGAACAAATGATGAATTGAATGCCACTTTTACCCGTTCAGGGACGGCAAACGTGATCGATCCGAGTACTGGCTTGGTAACTTCAATTGCCGAAAATTATGCCAGGTTTCCTTCGGGCAAATTTGGTAGAGGACTTTTGGCCGAAGGCACAAAACAGAATATTTTGACTTACTCCGAACAATTGAATCATGCTAACTGGGCGGCAACCAACGTCACGGTTGCAGCGAATACCACAGAGACCCTTGATCCTGCAGGAACAAACACAGCCGAAAAACTCACGGCAGGCGCGGCGAATGGAGACTTAACCCAGAATATAGCCACGGCGATTGGGACGGATGATGGATGTTTCTCTGTCTGGCTTAAAGCTCAGACACAAATTATAAACAGCGTAACGCTCTATATTAAAGATTCCGCCGGGGCAATATTGGCAAGTGCTGATTGTACTGTAACAAATCAATGGGTTCGGTATTCTGTGGCTTATAATAATATTGGAAATGATGCAAATAACTGGCGTGTGGTAATAGAGATAAATACCAATGGGGATATTCTCTATGGTTGGGGTGCTCAGTTGGAAGTAGGTGCCCATCGACGATTCCCCAGTGGGTATATTCTTACGACTACTGCGGCGGCATCTAGGTCGAATGAATCAGTTTATTGGGATGTTACCGAAGGACTTGAAGTTGGAGCATTGAAAGGAACTATCGCTTTTTGGATCAAGCCGGAATGGCTTTATAACGAAGGAGGAGGTGCCGGGAATGATCCTGTTCGGACTCTTTTAAACGTGGTGGACTCGGCGGCAGGATCAGTTCTTGAAATCACGCGCAATGCATCGAGCCAGATCGTGGCGACGTTTTACGCCCCGGATGGTTCTACGACAATCACAACTACAGCGGCGGCAACACTGGTTACTCAAAATACCTGGGCACATATTGTATTGACGTATGATTTAACTCAATCCAATATGGTCAAATTATACATTAATGGAGCATTGGTCAACACGTCAACCAGTTCGCCGATGACAATCAAGATTGTCGATAAAATTTATCTCGGAAGTTCCGACACGCCGGATCAACACGCCGATGCAATTTTCGATGAAGTATTGATTTTGATGGAAGAAAAGGATGCAACTTGGGTGACGTGGTTTTATAATTATGGACGTGCTCTCGGATATCGAAGGAATTACTTTTCTGCTCTCATGCTCGAAGACGGTGAATTCAATCCGATCATTCAGGCCGGGGGAAATATTTATGATTTTGAACTCAATGCAAAAGAGGTATTGACATGAAAAAAATAATTATGATTCTGGTTACTTGTATAACCTGGAATGTCTTCGGGCAATCCATAAAAATAACTCAGAAACGAATCACTTTTAATAATACGGGATTATATAATATTCTTAGAGATAAAAAAGCGATTATCAAAAAAATCAATGGGAAAAAATGGATAAAAATTCCAACGGGAGAATTGAAATTCAATAAGCGAACAGGCTTTTATATTTATGATAATTATATCATACGTAGAGAAGGCGGGATCACGGATTGTGGAAAATGTAAATCAAAAAGTATAAATTTTGAAACTGACTCGGATACAGAAATCGAGGATGGTGACGATGATGCTTTTTTAAAACCAAAAGACGAAGGGCAATTTCCTCCGGATGAAGAAATAATTCCAATAACTAAAAAATAGAGAGGTACAAAATGAAAAAACTTATTCTGGCAATCTGTATTTGGTTAATGCCTGTTCTGGTTTTTGGACAGGGAATATTCGGGAATGACTATATAAAAACTAATGCCGGATCGACAACCTGGTCTATCCTTGGAACGGCGGATGATACGTCTACTGTCTTTACCGTTTTCCCGTACATGTCAAATGTGGTATGGGGAAATAATCGTAATGCTCTTGATTTGGCAATTGTCTTTCAGGTCAATCCGGATCCGGCGGTCTCGGACAGTACATGGAAGACAACGAAAACGATTACCTTAACCACAAAAAACACGCCGGCATTTTACGATCTGACTGTCACTCCAATTCCTATTTCGATTTGGGGAAGATATATCGTAACAGGAAACGCGGGGAATAGTGCAGTGACGCCTTCCTATTTAAAAATAATACAAAACGGTTGGACTGATACAAGGAGATAACCATGAAAAAATATATTTTATTTTTGTTGATTCTTTTTATTGAGAATCTTTTTGGACAACATCCAGGACCGTGGGGTCAGACTTGGTCATCAGCGGATGATTCAGGATTTGTCTCTATAAATGTAGATCACATCAAAGAATTAACCACTAGTCATGGAACGATATTTGATAATGATGTAACATTTACCCAAAATGTTATTCTTGAACAGAATGCCTCAGAATTATTTTATGTTTTGAGTGATGGGGATACGATTCTTTTTAATCCTCGAAAAGATTTGCATGTCATGAGATGGCGCAAAGATGGAACAGTTTATTTTTCTATTGATTCATTAGGAAATACCACATTCGCAGGCAACGTCGGCATCGGGACGATGGCGCCAAATCAGAAATTAGAAGTAAATGGTTATTCTTTGTTTGATGATGATTTGTTTACTTCTGTAAATCGTGGAATATTTTTCAACGGAAATAATAATTATGCGAGTGGAATACGTCAAGTAGGTGGAGCCAACGGCACAGTAAGAATTACATCCAATAGTGTTGATAGGTTATCTATTAATAGCACCGGCAACGTCGGCATCGGGACGACGGCGCCGGGGAGTATTTTGCAACTTTCAAGTAGCGATTCTAATCCAGCTCTGACAATAACCTCAACTGCCAATCAATCTTTGGGTCGTGGCGGAGCCATAATACTTCAGGGTAAATCAAATAATACCGGTCCTGTAATTTCATCATTTGCTCAATTAATCGGAAGTAAAGAAACTTCTAATTCTGGTGAAAGCAATGGAGTCTTAGGTTTTTATACCAATAATGGTTCGGCTCTCACAGAATGGGCAAGAATCACAAGCCAAGGCAACGTCGGCATCGGGACGACGGAGCCGACTCAAAAATTAACTGTTTGGGGTGGGGATCAAAATATAGTAGACCCGACCGATCTTGGTTCCGAAACTTTGACGGATGGAACTTTCACAAGCGAACCAGGTGCAGGAAATTGGGGTGTATCTGGGGGTTGGGATGCGACATTTGCAGCCAATAAAGCAAACTTTAACATCTCTGGTGGCGTTGGAAATCTCTCACAGAACGCCGCAAATATGATCTACGTCGTCAAACCGAATAGGCAATATCAATTTACCTATACGGTTTCCAATGCCGCAAGTTCTCCGGCGGCGACGATCACTACGGCGGTGGCAAGCGCGGCGACTTCGTTGACTTTAACGAATGGAGCAAAAACGATATACTTCAAATCCGCCGCTGCGCCCGGAGTGTTTAAGATCAATGCCACGGCGGGAGTATTTTCACTCGATGAATGTTCGCTGAAAGAAATCCAGGGCGGTGATATGATTCTTTCAGGTTCCTTAACCGGTGGCGGAGTTGGAGGCATCAGGCCGAACTGTTATCGGGCATTAACTGATGAAATCGATATCACACTTTTCGATATCGCACTTCCCACGCTTGCAATGACCGGAGGAGAAATAAATTATAGGATAGTCTGCACGGATGGAACTGACATGCAATCCTTCTCCGGAGTTTTGACTTATTCAGCGGTCAACAAAGCGGGAGTCTATACGACCGATATTGACGAAGGTACGCAATCCAGTTCCTGTTCCGCAGCAACGACTATCGCGGATACATGGTCAATAGTGGCCGGAACGAATAGTATCTCGGTTAAAATTAATGTTAATACTTCATTGACGCCTACGACGTTTTTCATCCGGTATACTCTCAATAATCTGAGCGAACAAGTGATAACGTTATATTAAGATTCCTCTTTTCATTTCCTCCTCTATAGCCCGGCCTGAACCACCGGGCTTTTTTATTAATGGCCGATTTTCGATCACTTTTAAAGATAGATGGCGATTTTTTATCAATACTTAATTACAATAATTATATGAATTTATGCTTTATTTCAATTTTATACATGGCTAAAATCGATCATTTTAACATTTTATTATATTTATAAACCATTGAAAATATTGGATTGAGTTGTGGCACAAATTTTGCAAATATATAAAATAGAACCCAAACCAAAGGAGAGACAAAATGACAATCCAAGAACTGAGAGACCAACGCAAGCAACTCGTCATAGACGAGTACAACACCTACTCCCCCGAACATTTTCCGGGCTCGAAAAGATGGAACAAAAACATGTCTGCCAATGATATACTTGCCGCATTTGACGTGGCACACCCTGAAATACTGGCGGAAATTAGAGAGGCATGCTTATTGGCAATCGCCGGAAGGCATCGAAAAGATGTTGAGCATATAATCTTAACTATTGTTGACTTAGTCACAGGCTCTATGGAGCAGAAAGGAACAAGATGAAAATCAATATCAATGGACAGACAATCGAGGCAACGACACGTTGCAAGTCCACAACTCCAAGCGGCAATGGTTACTACGTAGTAACTTATTCCGTTGACGGGGAAACGGTCTATAATCATCATACGGGTTGTATGGCAGCAGCACCGTCTCCAATCGGAGAATTGGATACCAAAAAAGATATATGGGATAATGGCAGTGACAAACCACGCAAATCCACAGTCAGAGCGGAAATCCTAAAAATATTATCAATGATAATCTCTCCTGACGAGGCCAACCGGTAACTGGCCGAAACCCCCGCAAGGGGGTCGAGAGAAACCAAAATAATTTAATCAAGGAGAGAAAAATGAAACGTGCATTAAAAAGAATATCCGGGGTCAGTGGCGACCTATCCAAGGTCAGTGGCAACCTGTCCGGGATCAGTGGCGACCTGTCCGGGGTCAGTGGCAACCTGTCTGAGATCAGGGGCGACCTGTCCTGGGTCTGGGGCAACCTATCCGGGGTCAGTGGCAACCTGTCTGAGATCAGGGGCGACCTGTCCGGGGTCTGGGGCAACCTGTCTGAGATCAGTGGCGACCTATCCGGGGTCAGTGGCAACCTGTCCGGGATCAGTGGCGACCTGTCCGGGGTCAGTGGCAACCTGTCTGAGATCAGGGGCGACCTGTCCTGGGTCTGGGGCAACCTATCCGGGGTCAGTGGCAACCTGTCTGAGATCAGGGGCGACCTGTCCGGGGTCTGGGGCAACCTGTTCGGGGTCAGTGGCGACCTATCCGGGGTCAGTGGCAACCTGTCCGGGATCAGTGGCGACCTATCCGGGGTCAGTGGCAACCTGTCTGAGATCAGGGGCGACCTGTCCGGGGTCAGGGGCAACCTGTTCGGGGTCTGGGGCAATATCGATGACTGTGATCTGTCTGACGATGATCGCAAAAAGGGGATTGACGTGCAAGACCTTTTGATATTGACCGGATGATTTTTTAATTCTCTCCTTCCTGCGCACGCGGCCTTGCTCGGCTCGCAACCGAGGCGGGGAGCCAATCAAAACCATAGAGGAAAACTAATGCGATATTATCTCATGCACGAGAAAGAACCCACAGCCTGCTTTGACACAACGGAACAGTTTGACCAATTTGCAGTACCGATGAAAGAGAGTTGGTACGACCAATCCGGTCTCTGGTATATAAAGGTCGTGTGGTTCTACTTTTTTGAGATAGCACTTGCCGTTTGGACATTCGACGGCGACCGGATTATAAAAGATTCCCCGACCTGGCAATATCAGAAGGATGCAGGGATTTGAAGATAAGGAACTGAAATGACGATCAAAGAGATAAAATTCTTTTGTGGACATTGCGGAAAGGAATTACAACATCTGACCGACGATGTCCGCGTCGTTTGCCAGTCATGTGGGAAAATAACGGGATTGGAACATGAGCCGATGTTTGTCAGGGAAAAAAAATAATATGCATTATTTTTTATGTCGGAGGGAAAACGGTGTCGAGGAAGTCACGGCTTCTTACGATACCCGTGCCCAGGTGGATGAATGGGCGGAGAAACAATCACGGAGTTGGATTCCACGAACGGGAAAATGGTACGTGAAAAAAGCAAAATATTGTTTTGAACCTGGTGAAATAGTTTTAGAAATACCGATTAGAAAATAAATAATTTTTTGCTTGACTTCTTGCATTTGATTAATTAAATTAAATCATTAATCAAATCAAAATGGAGTTGCTAAAATGACTTACTCAGAACGTTTTTCCTTATTCAAAGACCCCGAAACAAAAAAGAAAATGACCATCGAAAGACTCGGTCAACTTATGTATGTTTGCCATACCACTGCATGGCGCTGGATTAATCATAATAATATCCCTAAAAAAAGAGATCGGAAACTTTTCGAATCTCTTGAAAAACAATACACAAAGAAGAAACCATGAAAACTCAAATCAAATTCAAAAAATCAACCCCCAGGTATCTGGTTAATCATTATCGTATGTGGGATTATTTGGTAAAACACCCCTTAATGAGGAAAGGTTATTATTTTGATTCTAAAAAAATTAAAATGATTCCTTATTCCGAGTGTTATCTATGTGGAGAGCATTGGCCTATCTGTCAAAATTGCGAATTGGGTAAATTGTCTCCATGTACAGATCGAAATGGATTGTATGAAAGTTGGTGTGCAAGTTATGATAGTGAAACAAAAACAGAATATGCCATTGAAATCCGTGATCTCGGTGGATTGTTTGAAAAGTATATTATAAAGGATTAAATAAAATGACCTTCATTGAAATCCATTACTGTGATGTATGTCAAGGCAATACTACGCATAAACTTGATTATTATATTAATCAAGGCAAGTGCCTGGCATGTGCAACGACTTACGAATTAAAATTAGCCGAACATGAACAGGAATATAAAAAAGTAGAAGGAGCGAATCATGTATGTGAATGAAATGTTGATAACCGAAAAGATCATCGCAATAGCCAATGAGGATATTGATGCAATTATATCATTGTTAATCAATCCTGCTTTTGATGATTCGATCAAGTTAGATATAAAAGATGGTTATATCCCTAAATCTGACAGAGACCGTATCATAAAAGCCCTTGACGAAGCGCACGAACACAAACCTTGCCCGGATATTCAAGGAGAAGTGGACCTTCGCAACGAAATCGTAGAGGGGTTGCAGGGGAAAATTAACGACCTTGAAAACGGCAGAGAAGCCATTAAAAGAATGGTGGTCGATATGCAACAGACCATCGAAGAGCTCGAATCGTTCAAAACCCACGCGGAAACGGCGATTCGGGAAATGTTCACGCCAGACGGAGAATGGGATCCGTCAACCTTTAGTCAAAATAAACTGTATTCACTTTGGGAAGAAAGTTTTGAAAAAGGAGAAAAGACATGAAGAAAAAAGAGAGGAAAAAAAAGAAATCAAAGAAAAGGATCGTCATCGTGAAACCCGATGCGATCGTGAAAGTCGAACCGCATGAGGTTGTATTGGCCGAAAGAAATCTACCCGCTACTATCCACGTGGATATCCAACAGTTGATGGTTCAAGCTATCATTGGTAAACTTCCGGTTGACCAAATGGAGAAAATCCTTGCCATGAGGCGCGAACTCAAAGAAGAGTGGGCAAAGGAACGGTTCTTCACCGACCTGGCGGCCATGCAAGAGGAGATGCCGTTTGTCGGCAGGAACAAAAAAGTGAATGCCGATAAACTCCATTACAATTACGCATCTATCGATCAAATCGTGGATGTAATGAAATCGTATCTCAAAAAATATGGTTTCAGTTATTTGTCAAAAACGGATCAAACCAAGGAATCACTCACGGCTATTGTTATCGCACACCACAAAGATGGACACGCTGAGGAGTCCAGATTTACCGTGCCAGTCCCAAAAGCGGTATATGTAAGCGAACCGCAAGCTGTGGGTCAGGCTGGAACGTTTGCATTCCGTTATGCATTCCGAAATGTTTTCGGAATCATAACGGTAGATGAGGATAACGATGCGAATCAAAAAAAGGCTCCGCCGGCGCCGTTGCTATCAACTCAAAAAACCGTGCCGAAACAATTTATCCAAAAACCCAAGCCGGACAAGACTATCATAGATGGTCAGATTACAGACCACGAGAAAGCGGTCGCATATGCTCAGCGGATCGTTGTGTTTGCTACGGCATGTATGAATTTGGATCTATCCATGTCAAAAGACGATCAAGAGTCGAAAGTCAAGGAATGGCTGGGATCAAGAACAGAGAAAATTTTCGGGAAGGCTTATTTCAGATTCCGCCAGATGATCGATGCTCAAATAATTCAACTATTTGAGTCCATGAGAGCTGAAGTCGAATCATTCGAACAGCCGATAGAGAAAGGAAAGACAGATGGAAAATAACAAGGGAATATTCGACGAGCCGGAAGTTGCTACCATACAAGGCGAACTTCCCTATGGGGCAGATATAGCCAAAATCGAGGCGTCAACAGCGGTAGGCAATTTTATTCAGCAGGCGGTTCCGGCCACGGTTATAACGAACACCGATCAACTGAAAATCGTCCAAAGTTTTGACGAACGTGCCATAAAGGGCATGAAATATATCGACGGCCTTTTTGCCGATTCGCTTACCAAAGCCAAGATGGCTAAGGCGGCAGCCGAAGCAACACGGAGCGCGATCGTCATGTTGGCCGAGCAGGTCAAAAAACCGTTGTCTGAATATCATGAGAAAGCGGTAACCACAATTAAGGCTTATGTCAAAGCGGAGATAGACCGTAAGACTGATCTTGCATTGCAGGAGGAGAAAAAGCGCCTCGCTGTTGCGGATCAATTGAAAAAATCAGGGGATACCGTCGGCGCGAAAATGGTCGAGGAATTCGCCCAGGCGGATCTCGAAGCGGCGAAAGTATCTGATATATCCCTTGACAAACGCACCTATGGCCTGAAGTGGAAGGCCAGAGTTATAGACATCGTCCAACTCTGCGCAGCAGTTGCGGATCGCCAGGTCGAGGCCTTCGCAGTCGAGGCGAACATTTCTTGGCTGAATGGATATGCGAAACTCAATCACAACAACCAGCCAGTCCCGGGCGTAGAATTTTTTGAGGAGTAAATGGATAAAATATCCTTAGTAAAAACTCCATCCGGTTTTATCCCAGCTGATGACATAGCCAAAGAAGTGACGGATAAGATCGGGCTGGGCGAGGAAGTGCTGGTTAAAATTTACAAAAACGTTAATCCGGCATTCCACCGAAAATGCATGTCTTTAATCAAGACACTTTTCGACAATCAGGACAAGTATGACAGTTTTAATATATTCCGGTATGCCTTGCTCATTCGTCTCGGTCATTGCAAGATGATTATCCTGCCGGATGGTCAGACTGTTTATATACCCGATTCGATGTCATTCGCAAAAATGGACGATACAAAACGGGAAAAAGTTTTTAATGATATTATTGACGCGGCAGTTGCCGGAAAGCTAATCGGAGAATTAAACCGAGATGAATTAATTTTACAAGTGTTAGGATATTCTTAATAAAATCCGGAAGTTTAAATCGAAAGGATGAATCATGAAAAGGACAGCCAAATATTGTTCTTGTGGTTTTCGTCGAAAAAGCAAAAATCACGACAAGGGAATACACCATCAGACTGGCAAGAAAGAAAAAGTCCGGCGAGTCTGGCAAAAGAATTTACCGCCGGAAAAATAGACTTGATTTTGAGGCCATAATGGAGTATATTATAGATGCGATTCTTGGGAAAACATTTAACGTTTGATTATACCTATTTAATAAGGCATAATAAGGCGCGGGCGATAATCTCCCAAGGATCGCAGCTCGCGCCTTTGTTATTTTGGAAATATGATTATGCGATTTAAGGCTTCTAATAGGTCTATTTAGGAGGGGTCTGTATGTGGATACAAAAAAGCGCAAAAATGACTCTAAAAGTTTGACTACGAGCTTGCAAGTGATTATTAAGCGATGTTTAAAACTTATCCGAGATGTAGTTTCACCTAAAAACGGCTTTTGGGAGATATTATGGAGCAAGAAAACCTATTCGGCGAACCCATCAAGGATCTAATTTGTGAACTTCCCGGATGTCTGAAGATTTTGAGGGGCAGACAGGAAAAGTATTGTTGTTCCCAACATGGTATCCGTCACTGGCTCCAGACTCGTGTCGCGCGAGGACATCAAAAATACCTGCCACTCTTTGAAGTCTTCCATGAAAAGAATCCCGATGTATTGATTGAATTAGAACGAGATTGTTATCATTATATTGTTGATCTCGAATATAAATACTATGGTATTCGCGCCCCATGGGAAAGAATACGATGGGAACGAGTGAATATCTTGGGAACATCTAAAGGAATGAATGATCGATTCACTTATTTTTATGTTGCACTTATTTTAATGAATCATCCAGAATGGGAATCAGTTATCGAACAAAGAAGAACAAACGATCCCGATCTTGCGGGATTCATTGAAGTGAGGGAGCGAAAGACATGAAAACTCATATCGAATTTGCAGAACAATATAAACAAAATCCATCAAATGAAAATTTAGGAAAAATACTTCAAGAATTTCATACCGAAATAAAAGAACTATTTCCGGGTCTACATACCAATGATAGTTTTAGAACTGTCATTCGACAACAAAACACCAAATGGAAATTATTTGCTAAAATGACAGGACTTAATCCACTGGGTTATAAACTGGTATCTCTTAATTTATTTAAAGATCTTGGACTTAAAGATATTTTTGAACAACTTGATTGAAACGAGGGAAAGAAAATGAAACGTGCATTAAAAAGAATATCCAAGGTCAGTGGCAACCTGTTCGGGATCTGGGGCAATATCGATGACTGTGATCTGTCTGACGACGATCGCAAAAAGGGGATTGACGTGCAAGACCTCATCTGCCAAAACAAAGAAGGCCAAAAATGAAATGCAAAACTTCAAACTGTTTTGATGCCGGACAGAAAATGTTCGAAGGTTATTGTCTGTCATGCTATCAGTATATTCACCGCGCCGGCGAAACCGACTGGCCGCTTTGGGCGATGATAGCGATACTGGCGGCGATCATCGTCGGATTGATTTTGATGTAAAAACGATTGAGAAAAAAATGGAATCAAAAAAATGATTAACCAATGCAAAAAATTAATCCACTTAATGAATGAAAAAAAGTTAAGTGGAACTCAACGAAAAATGGTTTTAATACTTTTCCAAATAAATGGTTATGAATCGGCGATGAAATTTATTGAATTTAAAGAAAACGAATTCCTCAGACAGAAAAAAGAATGAATGAATTATCTTATTCTATGCCATTTGAAGAACGATATCAAACTCCATTGTGGACATGTGAAATTATGGCGGATCTTATACCTAATGGTGTTTCTCAAATTCTCGAACCAACACCTGGCGAAGGAAGACTTGTTAATATATTAAGACAACGCGGTTATAAAGTAATTGCACCGGAGAAATTTGAAGAACTTGATCCATTTTTACGAGTAGATGCTATTGTAATGAATCCACCTTTTAAAAAAAGTATTGAACATCAATTTTTAAAAATAGCAATGCAAATGAGTGATAATATTATTGCATTGATGCCTTGGTTTACATTAATCAATTGTGATAGTAGAACAAATGAACTCATAAAATTTGGATTAAAACTCGTGATTCATTTGCCAAGATCAACATTTAAAAAAATCCGCATACAACCATGTATTTTACAATTACAATATGGATATAAAAATAAAATAGAATTAAAATTTATTGATCATGAGAAAATTTTAAACCAAACGAATCTTGAATTATGAAAATCTACGATGAAGCCTTGGTCAAGATAGCCAAGGCCAAACTCCGCAAGCAAAAACGGTCGGAAAAATCCAAAGTTTTATTTCCGAAAGGCGAATCCGACTTCGATGCTTGCGAGCGGTTATGGAGAGAAATCATTTTTTTACGCGCCGGCTACAGGTCCGAACTCTCAGGAAAGCCTGGACATCAATTCATGAAAGGCGGCACTGTGCTCCATCCACATCACATTTTACGGAAACCAAACTATTGCCTTCGCTTTTCTCTTGATAATGGAATCTGCTTAACCGAATGGGAGCATAGTCGCGGCATCCATGGTAAGCACGAGGAGAAATACCGTAGGTTGATAATAGAGAAGCGCGGCGCGGACATCTACGATCGTCTATATCTCATGAAGCAGAATACAACCGATCTTTATCTGACGCGGCTGCATCTCGAGCAGGAATTTGCAAAATTGAAAGATAATGATAATGTTTAGTGTTATTTGTATGCTATTAGGTGTTTTGATTGGATGGTTTGGATGCAGTTTCTATGAAAAAATCGAACGTGGTGAAGTCATTAATTTTGGATTATGCATATTGTTTAAATGGCATAAGCAAATTCGGGGGAATTTTGTACCGCGATATTCATTCATTTGGAAAAAGAAGAAGTAAAGAAATGCCACTCGGAAAAGTAAAAGGAAATATGTATATTGGAATTACAATAGAACCTATTTGTGATTTTGATGTTATTCCCGTGTTGCAAGTGATAGATAAAATCAAACCTGAATTTGTGAACATCGGTGCCGATTCAAAAGGAAATAATCTACCCGAACCATCTTGGGAAAAGGTGATAGAATTGATTGAAGGAATAAAAGAACTGGGGATTGAAGTTCGAGAAAAATCTAATCTTGACAGATTGAAAGGCCGGAATGATGTCTATAAAAATTGAACGTATTGAGATCGAACCAGATGAATCGTTACTTATAAATTACAAAGGTAGTGCCGAAATTGCGATAGCAATAATAGCACTTGAAAATGGTAAGATAAAAGTTACTGGGCCTATAAATGCCAATGTCCGGGAAGTGATTTTCTCGGAGAAAGGGAATTGAATGATGACTGAATCCGAATGTGAAATAATTATCGCGGAGATGAAAACCGCATCTCCGAAGGAACTTTATGAAGCGGCGATTCTACATTACGCGCAAAAAGATGAAGACGGAGAATATGGATTTTTTCAAGCAAATTTAAGTTGGCGTGGATTGGCTCATATATTTTTTGAAATTGGTCAACCTAACGGCTGGGAATATTTGGCAGTTAATGATTGGTTGCGATATAAAAAATTGATTGCACAAGGAGAATGTAAAAAAAATCTTGTACGATGTCCTGTTTGTAAAAAAATATATCAACCAAACGATAATCCTGATTTAGATTTAGGTTAAATGAAAATGGATAAGTGAAAGGTGGTGATGTTATGCAGGCTTGTACATGCCATATATGATTTTAAATGACTGGGAAGTTAAAGAATAGAGGGGAATATGCCAAAGTCAAAAGTATAAACTTATTTTACGAAAAGTTAAAGAATAGATTTGAGGTAATGAATGGCACATCTAATAAATGATAAATTAAATAAAGCAGCGGGAAAAACAACTTTTCTTTGCAATGATACTTGTAAATATTGGACATTTCCTCATTTGGATAAGGCTTGTGTTTTGAGTGATGTATTTTCTGTTGCTAAAGGTATGCCATGCTATGAATATACAGCCAAAGAAAACGGATTGGAATAAAATGAATTATTCACTTGCAATTTTCAAAAAACAAGATTATATTTGAAAGTCAAATAAGGGGAAAGCCAGTGAATCAACCAAGAATAAAATCATTTGAATCTTTGAATTTTACGGTACTGCATACTGGCTTCCCCGCTATGAGCATACCGTTTAAGGCAGGCTGGAATCGAAAGGTTTCAGCCTGTCTATATTTTTGAGTTAAACTAAATGACAGTAAGTAAAAAGTATTTTTATTTAAAATTAAAAGATAATTTTTTTGATTTACCAGAAATTAAAGTTATTGAAGGACTCCAGAATGGATATGAATATATTTGTATAATGCAGAAAATGTATTTACGAAGTCTTTCGCGTGACGGTAAATTAATGTTAACGGATATGATTCCTTATGAAATAGCAACTCTTTCGAGCGTTCTTGGACATAAACAAGAAACAATAACGGCTGCTATTAAAGTATTTAAAAGTTTAAATCTTTTGGAAATATTAGACGATATGACTATTTACATGACTGAAATTCAAAATTTTATAGGCGAAAGTTCCACAGAGGCTGATCGTATTCGTGCTTACCGAAAAGAAATTGAAGAAAATAAAAAGGATAGAATCTTAAGTTTAAATAAAACAATAAAACGCGTACAAATGTACAACAAAAGTACACCAGAGTTAAAGATAGAGCTAGATCCAAAGATAGAGAAAGAATAAAGAATACAAGCATTATATTATTAAATTATAGAAGTATTCTTTACCGCTAACGCGGAAAAAGGAAAATATGAATCGTGAAATGCAAGAGACAATTGTAAATGAATTGATAAGACTTTCCGTTTCCAAAGACCGCGTCTGGGGAATTGCTGGAAGGATGCTAAATAATTTCAATTATGAAAAGATTATCGAAACGCTCCAGAAAATGCAACTCGGAACTCCGTTACCGTACATACTCGGAGCGATACGGAATGAATGTTGCAGAATTATGGTTCCTAAATTTGAAGGATTGAATTTCCGTGACACAAATTAGAACATTGCCAAATGATTTAAAAGCCGAAACCGCCGTACTTGGTGGTATACTTTTTGATTATAAAATAATGGCTGAAGTCATTTATAAATTGACTGCGGCTGAATTCTATAAAACAAATCATTCTAAAATATATCAAGTTATGTCTGAAATGTATGATAGCGGTGAACCGATTGACATTATTACTCTCTCTCAAAAAATTGGAAAAGAAACATTGCAGGAAATCGGCGGAAGCAATGCGTTGGTTGAAATGGTTGAATCGGTCATTTCAAATTCGCAAATAGATAGTTATATAAATATAATTCTACAAAAAGCATTTCAACGAAAACTTATAAATCAATGCATAAGATCAATCGAGGAAATTTATCATGGCGAGGATGCATTGAAAATTTTGGAGAAAATCCAAACCTTGGAATATTGTGATGCGGAAAAGGAAACTAAATCATTCAAGGAACTATGTCTTTCAACAATTGAAAAGATTGAAGCCAGCCGGAATAAGGAAGGATTATCAGGACTTCATACAGGACTGTATTGGCTGGATGAAATGCTGGACGGTTGGCAGCCAGATGATCTGATTATTCTTGCGGCAAGACCCTCGAGCGGCAAGACGGCCTTTGCAATTCAGACGGCCAGAGAGACAGCCATTAAATATCATAAGTACGTCGGATTTTTTACTTTGGAAATGCCTTATGATCAAATCATTGCTCGGATTATGGCGCAGGAAAGCAAAGTATCGCTATCCAATTTAATTCGTGGGCGATTGACAGAACATCATTGGAAAATGTTTTCTGAAAGTATGGATCGAGTAAGCAATGCAAAATTTAAAATTGACGATCACGTGCCGGTGGACATTAATTATATTTGCAAACGTGCATATATTTGGAAACGACGTTATGATATGCAACTCATGATAATAGATTATTTGGGATTGATGGATTTACCCAATGCAGAACGGCATGATTTAAAGATAGGAGAAATGACTAAAGGGCTTAAATCATTAGCGAAAAAATTAAAAATACCGATAATACTCTTGCATCATTTACGGCGCAATGTGGAAAGTGAAAACCGTCGTCCTTCGATGTCAGACCTTGCACATTCGGGATTGGTGGAACGTGATGCAGATATAATTCTTACTATACATTTTCCGAACTTGATGAATAAAGATGTTGCTGAATTTCAAATACAAAAGCAACGCAATGGGGCAACGGGGTTAAAAACAATAAATTTTAATACTGAAAGTGTAATGTTTGAATGAAAGGGATAGGACAATGAAAGAGAAGATAGAAAAGTTGATTGAAAAGTGGCGGAATGAATTGCAGCATTTCATGCATTGGCTTAGAAGGAAAATAGAGAAAGGAAAACCATGAAAAAGAGAATCATGATTTTAATGGTTTTGCTATTTACTATTTTTTCTTGTAAAGATGGAATATATATTACAAATAAAGATTTCAAATATAAATGGAATATGGACATTATTTATCAAGATTCGCTTGGTATAAATTACAGAACACATATAAAAGTGTTATCAACAAAAGACAAAAAGCTTGAAGAAATCTCAGTTGATAGAATTAATACTATGATGGTTTATGAGAAATGTAAATGGGTTGCAATTTTAAAAATCGAAAGGGAAAGGTAATGAAAAAAACAATCGCATTAATCGTGTTGTTTGCTGTTATGGCAAATGCACAGAAAGAACCTATTATATTTCCACAAGACAGCAGTTGGGTATATGGTGGTCATTGCGTTGATTTTACGGTTTCATTTAATTGCCCTCCAGATACATGCAGGGTTATCATGGGCAAAGACACCATAAGGACGCATCTTGGTATATATCAAACAATAGTTATCCTGACATTGATTCAACAATGGAATCAATACTCAAAAGAATGCTATGCAGATTCGACACAAAAAAATTATGATTTTTATTTATGGAACGAGCAGGAATTTATGACAGAACCAAATATTGATCCTGGTTTCACGCCAGGTTATCAAGGTAGAAAAACAATTTGGGTTCATCCACATAAACCGGATATACCCGATTTCATGCAATGGCTTAAAAGGAAAATAGAAAAATGAATAACGCTCGAATCCGGCATTTACTTCGATGCGGTCATCCTGAAAAGATACGATATGGCCGCGAACCGAAATCAATAATCAAAAAAGCATTGAAAGAAATCGCATTTCAGAAAATGATTGACCAAATATTTGACGCGGTAAATTTTTCATTGACATCAACTGAGTTGATCAAGACAAAATGCCAATATTCCTATTCGACAGTTTTGAAATATTTGCATTTTATGGAACAGGATGGATTTATCAACATGGAAAAAGTATGTAGTTCGAATGCGTTTTATTGGAGAAAGAATAATAAAACTCAAAAAGGAGAAAACCATGTCAACCAAAAAATCAATATTTCCGAAACGGCTTTATGTTCGTAGGGAATGCGAACGCGATGGCGAATATTATTTAATTTGTTACGAAACGCCACGTGAATGTGCCGATCTTGAAGAGGATCGCCTTGTAGCGATTTATGATTATGTTAAAGAAGGC